CATGCCAAAGGTGATTGGGACGGAAACGTAGATAAAGAAGGTAATGCTGTCGTTCATGTAAAAGGTAAACCACATACTGTTACTATTCAAATGGAATCTATGAATGAAGGAACTGAAATTGGTCAAACAAAATGGGCTGAAGTAAAACAGTTTTCAATGGGTAAAGATAAAGGTACTGGCATTCAGATTACTGGGTTAAATGGCCAAGGTAAAACTACAATGGATCAACTTAGGCAAAAAGGTGCTTATATCCAATTGCCATCAAAAGAAATACCTAGGCTAATTAAGTTGCTTCAAAAGGCTATGAAACCAGTCAAAGAAACTGAGTCTGAAGATTAATGAAAAGGGTAGCAGGACATGAGTTCGATGGATAAATTTAAGTCTTATAACGAAAATGAAATTGACAAGATTTGCGAAGACTGTAGTATCTACGATGATCTCATTGTGGAAGCTGCTGAGTATAAAGGTCGTAAGGTTAAGCTAAATGATCCAAGTAGATCTTCTGACGGTAAAAAGAAATTTTATGTCTATGTCAAAAACGAAAAGGGCAATATAATTAAACTAGGATTTGGTGATCCAAATATGGAAATCAAACGCGATGATCCAGCACGAAGAAAATCATTTCGTGCACGTCATAAGTGTGATAATCCAGGCCCAAAATATAAAGCAAGGTATTGGTCTTGTTACCAGTGGAGAGCTGGTAGTAAAGTTGATAATTAAATGGAATGCAAATAGATCTTAATCAGGAATCAAACATGGCCAATGAACAGCAGAATGTGACTCGTTTAGATCGCATTGAAGAAAAGATCGATCGTCTGACTGATGCCATGGTATCTATAGCTAGGGCTGAGGAGAAAATAACAGGTTTGCAAGACGATCACGATAAAATGTATGAGAGGATTAATAAATTATCTTTGAAATTAGATGAAATTAATTCTAAAGTAGACGAAAATTCTAGGACAGTGGATTTCATCCACAAGCTGTTCTGGGTATGCATAGTATCTATTACAGGTGCTATTGCTGCTAACATCTGGATGATAAACTAGGAGAAGCCAATATGTCATTAGACAAAGAACTTATGGATGTGGCTCAGGCTTATCTGAGCATGCATGAAAAAACTAAAACTGAGGATGCATCTAACGATAAATCCGATGATGGTGATGGTATCGATAAAGTAGATCCAAAAGCCGCAAAAAAGAAATTCAAGGATCGTAAAGATAAAGACATCGATAATGATGGCGATACAGACGATTCAGATGAGTATCTTCACAAACGTCGTAAAGCAATTGCAAGCAAAGATGAAAGCAAGCAAGGGTTTATTATGGCTGCTAAGAAAGCTAAAGATGCTGGCGATAAAGAATTTGTATTTGCTGGTAAGAAATACAATTGTGAAGAAGTCTTATCAAAGAAAGAAGCCGTTGAAATTGAAGTAGACGATAAGTCAGATGCTTCACCAGAAATGGATAAGAAAGACGATCTTAAAAAGAAAAAGAAAAAAGATCCTAAGGTATCTAAAGCCAAGGACGATGATAAGGGTGATGCAGACGCTGCCACTACTACGGAAAGTGTTGATACTTCTCCTGCAGGTGATAGCCCAGCTGCTAAACGTGCATCGGTTCGTGATAAAGGTGTATTAGATATGCTACGTAATAAAACTGTAGAAAAGCGCCGTGATGAAGATAAACAAGACGGCACTAATGCAGCAAAAGAATCACCTAAGCGTCAGGGCGACTCGAAGGTTGGTGAAAAGGCAATGAAAAAATTTAAGGAAATGAGGTAAATTATGGTAAACAAACCAGGTTGGCTTGAAGAAGCTATTGCAAAACCCGATGGGTATTACACTGTTGGTGGTGAAAAGCTAAAGGGTCTTATGTTAACTCCACAACAAATCGCTGAATGGAATGGTACTTCTAAACCAGAACCAGAAATGCTTGTTGAAGCTCCTACAGCTGCGGCAGATCTAAATGAAATGTCAAAGCGTGAACTTGAGGATCTTGGACGTGAACATGGTGTTGAACTTGACCGCAGAGAGTCAAAATCTAAACTTGTTAAAAAAATTAAATCGATCATCTAAGGTAATAAATAGACTTATATAAGTTTATAACCTAGGTGAAAGAGAATGAAAATATTTGAAGAATTGAATGATGATAACTGGATGATGTATGCATCTAAGTATTACAAAAACGTTCAATGCACAAGCGTAGAAGAATTTTATGATGATCTACAAAGATTTAAGTATCTTAAACGACTATTCAAAAGGTACTTGAATAACGATGATCTACAAGAGAGGTTGATATTAAATCATATTATTGTACTCAATAATGTATTTGGTATCGAAGAAACCAATAAGATGCTATTCTATAAAATAGATAAAGATCAATGGCACATTCTTAAAACCTTTCTAGTATATCTAAACTTTTTAAGTGAAGATGTATATGTAGAGATACCGTTAGATCAAGAGGTAATTAAAGTACTAAGGGCAATATAAATGGGTATCATATCAAGAGCAGCTGATTTATACTACACGTATAAGTTTCTTAAAACTCTAGTCACAGACTGGAAAGACATGGAAGCTTATAAGTTAGGTATGATTGACGATGATGGTAAGTTCCTATTGAAAGGTAAAACTCTGACATCTGATCAGAAAGATGCCTTTACTGTCTTTCATCGCTTAGTCTTCAATCTTAAACGGATTATGCAAAAAATCCCGTTTGGTAAAAGTAAACTTGCTTCGTATGCAGCAGCTCTCTTTCTATTAAGAGAACATACTGGCATGTCTGAAGAGCAAATTGCTAAAGCTCTTGACGAAGCAGGTATTGATATAGATTCCTTTCTTCCAGAAGAAACTAGCTGGAACATACAATCTGATAAATCATTATCACCTGGTGTATATGTCTTAGAACAAGACATGGCTTCTCCTAGTACAGGTGATATGATTTATCGTAAAGGAACTAAAATAACTGTTGCAGAAAATACAAAACCTTGTGGTTCTGTGTTTGGAGAACTTATATATAATATTAGACATGTTGATACAAAGACTAATTTATACGTAGCAGCATCGGATATACTAAGATGAAAAATTTTAATACATGGATAGAAGAAGGCGGTCTCTGGGACAATATTCGCAAACGCAAAGCTTCAGGAAAGAAGATGCGTAAAAAAGGCGAAAAGGGTGCACCAACGGCAGATGCCATAAAGTCCGCTCAAAAAGAAGATGCACCAGCAAATGCAGTAGCACATGGTGGTGTTGATATGAACCCAACGGGACAACCTCGTAAGATGGACAAAAGAATGAAGTATCATCCTGAGAAAGTTTACCGTAGATCAAGAGGATAATATGTTATCAATTTTAGGATCTTTGTTAGGCTTCGCGGGTTCTGCCGCGCCAGCAGTTATGGATCATTTTAAGTCAAAGCAGAACAATAAATTAGAATTAGATAAAATGCGTCTTCATGCAGAGCTTCGTAAAGAAGGTTATGATTATGATATGAAGATGTTTGATAAGCAAGCTGCTGATAACGAGCATCAGCGTCTAATTGAGCACGATATCTCAATTAATAAATCAACTGGTATTATTGCTGGTCTACAGAAGTCTGTACGTCCAGTTATTACATACGCTTTCTTTGGTTTATTTGCTACAATAGAAATAACACTATTAATGAATGCTATCGAAAGTGGCACTCCATTTAACGAAGCTGTGACACTGCTATGGGATGACGATACAAAAGCTATTTTTGCTGCTATTATATCATTCTGGTTCGGTTCACGCGCTATTGATAAAGCTCGATCTAACTTAAAATAAACCTTTACAATTCAACTTATTTGTGATATAATATATCTACAAAATGAGATAACGGAGTAGTCAATGAATAATCAGATTATGGTAACAAAGCGTAATGGACGAGGCAAAGAACCCTTTGACCTAGAAAAAGTCCATAAGGTTTTGGAGTGGGCCACTGATGAGATATCAGGAGTATCTATCAGTGAGATAGAGTTGAGATCTAATATTCAGTTATATGATGGCATAAAGGCTTATGATATTCATGAGCTTTTAATCAAGTCATCATCTGAACTTATTAGTGAAGCAACTCCCAATTATCAATATGTAGCAGCTAGGCTAATTAACTATAAGCTTCGTAAAGAAGTCTATGGTCAATTTGAACCTTGGTTGCTTAGTCATATTGTAGAAAAGAATATAGAACGTGGTGTGTATGACCCTGATTTTCTTAATAAATTTAATGATGAAGACTTACAAAAGCTAGAATCGTTTATTAATCATAATAGAGATAATGATTTTACTTATGTAGGTATGGAGCAATTTCGCAGTAAATATCTAGTCCAAGACCGTAATACTAAAAAATGTTATGAAACACCACAAGTATTATACATGATGATTGCAGCAACTCTGTTTGCTGATTATGGTAAGGATCGTATGAAGTGGATTAAAGACTACTATGATGCTATTTCCCAATTTTATATCTCGTTACCTACTCCAATTATGGCAGGTCTACGTACCGAAACGCGGCAGTTCTCGTCCTGTGTTCTTATTGAGGCTGGTGATTCTCTTGATTCGATCAATTCAACAAGTACTTCTATTGTTCGTTACATTTCAAAGAAAGCTGGTATTGGCATTGGTGCTGGTTCTATTCGTGCTCTTGGTAGTCGTATACGGGACGGTGGGATCGTTCACACTGGGCTTATTCCCTTTCTAAAATACTTTCAAGCAGCTGTAAAGTCTTGTTCTCAAGGCGGAGTAAGAGGTGGAGCTGCCACTGTATATTTTCCATTGTGGCATTTAGAGTTTGAAAACCTTATTGTACTAAAGAATAATAAGGGAACCGAAGAAACTCGAGTAAGACAAATGGATTATGGGTTTCAATTAAACAAGCTAATGTATGAACGGCTACTGAGTGGTGGTGATATCACCTTCTTCTCTCCTAGTGATGTTCCTGGCTTGTACGATGCTTTCTATGCTGATCAAAATGAATTCAAACGTCTATATGAGATGTATGAAAAAGACGATTCAATTCGTAAATCATCTATGCCAGCAATGGAAGTGTTTTCACAACTAATTACAGAACGTAAAGATACTGGTAGAATTTATATTATGAATGTTGATCACGCGAATGATCACGGGTCATTCATCCCTGAAAATGCACCTATTCGCATGAGCAACCTATGCTGTGAAATTGATCTACCAACTAAACCTCTGTCATCTGCCGACGATGAAGAGGGTGAAATATCATTATGTACTTTATCAGCTATAAACTGGGGATTAATAAATGAACCAAAAGAATTCCAAAAGTACTGCACTCTTGCAGTACGTGCACTTGATTCGCTCTTGGATTATCAAGATTATCCTGTTGCGGCAGCTTATCGAAGCACTATGGACCGTCGCCCTCTGGGTGTGGGTATCATTAACTTGGCATACTTTTTGGCTAAAAGAGGACTTAAATATGATCAAAACTCGCTTAACACAATTGATGAATATGCTGAAGCATGGAGTTACTACCTTATTCAAGCTAGTGTGGAACTTGCTGAAGAGCGTGGTTCGTGTCTTAAAAGCATTGATACCAAATATCATCAAGGTATATTTCCGAAAGATACTTACAAAACGGAAGTAAATGAACTAGTAAAACACAAAGAGCGTATGCCGTGGAAATCACTTAAAAAGAAAGCTGAGCAGCACGGCATACGTAACTCTACTCTGATGGCTTTGATGCCAGCTGAAACTTCAGCTCAGATTAGTAATTCAACTAATGGTATTGAACCACCTCGTGCTTTGGTATCATACAAACAATCTAAAGACGGTGTAATGGCTCAGGTAGTACCTGGCTATCATCATCTAAAAAATAAGTATGATCTGCTATGGGATCAACCTAATCCATCGGGTTATCTACAGATCATGGCTGTATTACAGAAATATATAGATCAAGGTATTTCAGTTAATACATCTTACAATCCTGAAAACTTTGAAGACAATAAAGTACCTATGTCTCAAATGATTACGGATCTAGTAACATTCTACAAATATGGTGGAAAGCAATTATATTATAATAACACATATGATGGATCGGGTGAAA